TTCATCAGCGCCGACGCCGTTTTTCCCATTGGATCAAGGATACTGATTACAGGAGAGCGACATGACGCAAACCGCCGCGATAAAGCTTCTCAACGCTGCCTCAACAATCGGCGATGGGCCGGTGTTCAATCTGGAATTTCCGCAACTGGCCGCAGCCGTTCAGGCGGAAATCGCCGGTGCGCCAACTCAGGCAACGATCAGCGTTATGGCGTTGCTCGACGGCGCCACATGGGACACGCTCTGTGTGCTCGATACCAGCCAGGGCTATGTCAGCGGGGAGATTTCGCCCATCACCCTGCCGGCGCCGATCCGACAGGTCAAAGGGAATATCGCTACGCTAAGCGGGGGCGCTAATCCAACCGTTTCCCTCTACTTCACTGCAAGAGGATGATGAGAGGCAGGGGCCGGGAGTCAGACGCCGGAGCGACCGCTGCGGGCCGGCTTTCCGAACTCCTGATGTCGGCCTCTCAAGTCCGGACTTGCGACTTCTGATCCACGGAGCCTGTTATGACGACTGTCGTTCCGACCTTTTCCAAGATCCGCGGCCCTGTCGGCGGTATTGACGCCATCGTGGCCACCTGGACGCCGTTTGCAGCTGCCAGCGATATCGGCCAAGCACTTCAACGCATCGACTTGGCGGATCGCTCGGTGCAGGTCACCGGCACATTCGCGGGGGCAACCATCGTGATGGAAGGCTCGAACGACGGCGTTAACTATTTCACCCTGTCGAATCCCGCCGGCGCTGCCCTGTCGTTCGCGGCGGCCGGCCTCATGCAAGTCAATCAGCCGACCGCCTGGGTACGCCCACATGTGACGGTCGGCAGCGGTGCCAGCCTGACGGTGACACTGACGGCGCGCAGGACCTTCAAATAGCGACGCCGGCGCCTCAAGCGAACGCCATAGGAACGGGGCTGCCATGCCTATATTGAAAAATCTTCGGCACGAACGATTTGCGAACGCCGTGGCGCGCAACGTCGACGCCACCGCCGCGTACCGCAGCGCCGGCTATAACTCCAAGGATAACGTCGTCGAGGCGAGAGCATCGCGGTTGCTCCAAAACGCCGCCGTGACGGCACGCATCGCCGAGCTGCAGACAACACCCGCAACCGCACTAACCGTCCCGGAGGTGACGACTGCGACGGCGATCACCGAGATCGAAGAGGCACGGCAGCTTGCACTCAAGAAAGAGCAGGCATCCGCCGCCGTATCCGCAACCATGGCGAAGGCCAAGGTCGCAGGCCTCCTTGTCGAGACGCCCCAAAACGAGCCCAAGCGCGCGACCGGCTTCGACGGCAACTACACTGAAGCCGCCCGCCGCGTCGCCTTGTTGCTTCGCCTGGCGGCCAATGAGACATCAGGCGGACCCAAGCGTTGACCGATCCTCGCAAGATCACAGCTGGTTTGAGAAATGCGGCGCCCGAGGAACGCGACGAAGCCGCCGACATCTGGCACGAAAAAACCAGCCACATTGTTTGGACGCCAAATTCAGGGCCGCAGAGCGATGCCTACGAGTGCCGGGCAGATGAGTTATTTTACGGCGGCCAGGCTGGCGGCGGAAAAATGCTATGCTTACGCATGCGCATTCCGATTCCTACAGGCTGGACTACCATCGGCGAACTTAGGCCAGGCGATGAACTCTTCGACGAGCGCGGACAGATTTGTCATGTCACCGCCACTCACCCGATCGAACTAAAACCAGTCAGCTACCGCCTCACGTTCGACGACGGCGCAACCATTGATGCCTGTGCCGATCACCTGTGGTTAACCTACAATGATGACGAGCGTTATGAACTAACGCGCCTAACACCTGAGTGGCGAGCCGCACGCCGCGCGAAACGCGCAAGCAGAGCTGGCACCAAGAAGTCGCAAAAGTTTCGCGCAGTAATTTCTGCCAGAAACGCGACGCGCGATTATAAGTTGAAAGCGCTACCAAGTGGTACGGTGAGGACAACGGGAGAGATTGCCGCAACAGTTCTCGCCAAAGATGGGCGCACAAACCACGCGATTCAAATCGCTCAACCGCTAAACCTCCCCGCCATCGATCTGCCTATTGATCCATATGTGCTTGGAGCATGGCTTGGGGATGGCAATGCGCGACAGGCTGCAATCACCTGCCATGACCAGGAGATTCTAGATCGTATTGCGGCGACCGGGTATCGTATCAGCGAACGTGGAGAGCGGGGCGCGTTCGGCGTCTGCGGCACGCTGCAAGCGACATTACGAAAACTCGATCTGCTCGCCAATAAACATATCCCGCAGCTATATCTGCGCGCATCAATCGGCCAGCGCGTCGCCCTTTTGCAGGGCCTGATGGACACCGACGGCAACTGCACCGAACGCGGTTCGTGCGAATTTACAACAACGCTTCCCGCCTTGCGGGACGGCATGGCTGAACTCCTAGTCTCTCTTGGTATTAAAGCGGGTGGTTCGGAAGGTCGAGCAAAGCTCAACGGACGCGACTGCGGCCCTAAGTACCGTTTCAAGTTCGTGACCGGTCTGCCGGCCTTCCATCTCAAGCGCAAAGCGAAACGCCAGAAAGCCCCTCGGCGCCGCACGACCGCATTTCGATATGTCGTATCCTGCGAACCAATCGCGTCGAAACCGATGCGCTGCATTACGGTCGACTCGCCTAACAATCTCTATCTCGCCGGCCCAGCCATGGTGCCGACGCACAATACCGAGCTCGGGCTCGGCCTCGCGCTGACAGCGCACAAGCGCTCGCTGATCCTGCGCCGCATCAACAAGGATGCGCTGAAACTGGCGGATCGGGTGGCGGAAATCCTCGGCCACCGCTCAGGCTATAACGGCCAGTTGCAGCGCTGGAAGCTTGGCGGGCGAGTAATTGAATTTGCGGGCTGCGAACATGAGGACGACAAGCAGCGCTTCAAGGGCAATCCGTATGATCTGATCTATTTCGACGAGGGCACTGACTTTCTCGCCTCGCAATATCGTTTCATCATCGGATGGAATCGCTCTGCTGATGAAACGCAGCGCTGCCGCGTCGTGGTCGGATCGAACCCGCCGACGACGGCCGAAGGGCTCTGGGTGATCAGGTACTGGTCGCCCTGGCTCGATCCGATGCACCCGCGCCCGGCGCTGCCGGGCGAACTACGCTGGTTCACCACTGGGCCTGACGGCGGGGACATCGAGGTCGTCGACCGCGGTCCGCATCTCGTCAATGGCGAGCACGTGCTGGCTCGCTCGCGTACCTATATTCCGGCCCGGCTTGCGGACAATCCCGATCTGCATCGCACCGGTTACGCGGCTGTACTCGCCGGCCTGCCGGAAGAGCTGCGGCGCGCCTATCGCGACGGCAACTTCGCCGCCGGTCTGAAGGACGACGATTTCCAGGTTATCCCCACGGCATGGATCGAGGCGGCGCAGCGGCGCTGGCGCGCCGACGCCGGACGCGGCATCGCCATGACGGCAATCGGGCTTGACGTGGCGCAGGGTGGGGCGGACCACACCGTGCTCGCTGCCCGGCACGGCGGCTGGTACGCCCCGCTCGTTCGCAAGCCAGGCCAAGAGACACGCGATGGCAGCGCCGTCGCGGCGGCCGTCGTCGCGCTGCGGCGCGACCGTTGCGTGGTCGTAGTCGACGTGGACGGCGGCTGGGGTGGCGACACGGTTTCGCGCCTCAAGGATAACGGCATTCCGGTGGTCGGCTTCAAGGGCGCCAGCACATCGAATGCAAAGACCCGTGACCGTCAGCTCCGCTTCTATAACAAACGCGCCGAGGTCTGGTGGCGCATGCGCGAGGAACTCGACCCCGGCCAGGACGGCGGCGCCATGCTCGCGCTGCCGCCCGATGCCTCCGTGAAGGCCGACCTGGCGGCCCCGCGATGGGACCTCACCGCGCGAGGCATCAAGATCGAAGACAAGAACGAAATCCGCAAACGGCTCGGCCGCTCACCCGATGAGGGCGATGCCATCGTGATGTGCCTTTCGGAAGGCTCGCGGGCGGCCGCGGCCGAGCTGCGGCGCGCGAGGCGCGGGCGGAACGCGCGAATGTGGGTTACGCGCATTTGAAGGCGCCACGGAGATGATCTCCACGTGTGGTCTCTTCACGGCCAAATGTCCGGAGCATGCAATGGCAGACGTGACACCCGATCCGACGCGTTGGTGGACGTCGCATGTGCCATGGCCGCTCGATGAGTTGGTGCGGGCCCAATGCATGGCGTGCGATGGCAAAAGTTTCGAAGCCATCGCGCAAGCGCTCGGTCGCTCTGGTGAGGATGTTCGTCGCCGGCTCGATCCGGACCCATCACCGAACCGTCCGGAATTCGCGAGCGTCGGCTACCGCCATCTCAAGCATCGGTAACGCCCGAGGACATATTCTGAGGTCGAGCTGACATCCCAGCGACCGCCGGAGGACTCGCATGAACCAAGCGAAGCACGACCGGCTGCTTGCCGCGCTGATCGCCAAGCTACCGGTGACCACAGAGCATTGGCCACGCGCCGATCGGATCGCGTGGCTGCGGATGACGGCGATGGCCCTTGACGTGGTTTATGGGCCGTGCGGTCGGCTTCGGATCGTCGCCGCGGAGGCACGCGACGGCATTGCGGATCAAACCTCCGCCGCTCCAAATCATGCACCGCCTGGAGTCGTCCCCCCAGCAACGCCGCAGCGCTTCTACGTGGATCGAGACGGCTTCGCCATGGGCGACGGGAGGCCCATCGCCATGGAGGACCTGCCGGCGGGCGCGACCTTATGGGACGAACGCGCCGGCATCGAGTGCGGCGACGTCGCCGCGATCCTGTGGCGCGACATCGGCACCTCGCGCCGAAACCTGCCGACGGGTGTGACCCTCAAGCCGATATGCGACGCCTCATAGCAGCGCCAAACCCAACAGCAAACCGCCACAACGGAAATAAGGAGAAGCTCCTTGAGTTCACTCTTCAAACCACCGACCATCAATATTCCGCCCCCGCCGACGCCGCTGCCGCCGCCGCCCATGCCGGATCCCTTCAACCCGGCCGCCATGGAAGCCGCAAAGGCGCAAGCCGCAGCGCGTGCGGGGCGTTCGTCGACCATACTCACGACGGCGGCCAATCGCGGTGCGCAACCGCTGGCCGGCGGCGTGGGCGTTCCGTACAGCGGAAGATCATTGGGCGGCTGAGGCCGCCATGAGCCCGCGGGCCAATCCCGCTTTCTTCGAAAACAGGGATGACTGCCATATGAAAACCCGCGTTCAGGAGCTGCTGCAGATTGGCGATCAGCTCTACTCGAAGCGGTTTCCGCTGCTCACGCTGTGGCAAAGCTTCGCGGAGAACTTCTATCCCATCCGCGCCGACATGACGCGCGCGCGTTACATCTCGGAGGAATTCGCCTCCTATCTCATGACCGGCCGGCCGGTGCTGGCGCATCGCGAGCTTTCCAACGCGTTGTCGTCAATCCTGCGGCCGCGTGGGATGCAGTGGTTTCAGCTCCGAACCGCTATCGACTCGATCAACGAGGACCAGGCTTGCAAGGCGTGGCTTGATCGGGCCGGCGCCACGATGCGCCGCGTGATGTATGACCGCGCCTCCCAATTCGCCCGCGCCACCAAGGAGGGCGACGCCGACTACATTCTGTTCGGGCAATGCGCAATTGAACCGAGGCTGAATGCACAGCGCACCGGTCTGCTCTATCGCACCTGGCATCTGCGCGATTGCGTATGGGCCGAAAACGCCGACCTGATCATCGATCAATTTCACCGCAAATGGAAGCTCGACGCACGCGCCCTGTGCAAACTCTATCCCGATATGGTCGCCCCCGAGGTCAAGACCAAAGCCGAGAAGGACCCCTTCACCGAGGTCAACTGCCGCGTCATCGTGCTGCCGGCTGACGAATATGACTGCTACGGCACGGAGGAGGACTCCCCCAGTCGCGGTGCGAACGCGTTCGTCCAGGTCGTGATTGACGAGGATCACCAGACTATCCTGGAGGAAGCACCGCGGCCCGATCTCGGTTATGTCATCCCGCGCTGGGTGACGATTGGCGGCTTCTCCCAATACGCCTACTCGCCGACCGCGATCGTAGCGCTGCCGGATGCCCGTATGCTCCAGCAGATGACTCTCACGCTGATCGAGATCGGACAGAAAATCGTCGATCCACCCATGATCGCGGTGGGCGACGCCATCCAGGGCGGCACCAATCTCTATGCCGGCGCCATCAACTGGGTGGACCCCGACTACGATGAGCGCACCGGCGAGGTGCTGCGGCCGATCCCCCTCAACGGCGAAGGGCTGCAATGGGGCACCGACTACGAGGACAGGATCGAACGCGTCGTCAACGAGGCCTTCTTCCTCAATGTGCTCAATCTGCCGGAGTTCGACGGCAAAGCCATGACCGCTTATGAAGTGTCGGAGCGGATGAAGGAATATATCCGTCGCGCCACGCCTTTGTTCGAGCCGATGGACCTTGAATACAAAGGCCGGCTCTGCCAGGCGACGTTCGATATGCTCGACCGCGTCGGCGCGTTCGGCTCCCATTTCGATCGCCCGCCGGCCCTGCGCGGCCAGAAGATCGAGTTCAAGTTTGCCAATCCCCTGGTGCAGGCCGAGGCAGAGTCGAAGGTCGTAAGCTTCACCAAAATGGCCCAGCTGCTCGGAGCAGCGATGCAATTCGACCCCTCCCTGCGCGCTGACGTCAATTTCGACGCCGCTTTCCGCGGTGCCTATGAAGGCACAGGCGCCCCGGCCGAATGGCTGGAGGAACAGGACAAAGCCGCTGCCGTCAAGGCGCAGGCCCGTGCTCAACAGGCGGCAGCCCAGCAAGCGGCGGAACTCGGCCATGTTGGCGAGCAGGCCGGCAAGGCTGCAGTCGCAGTAAAGCATGTGGGCGAAATGGCGTCGTCGCTGCAGAACGCGGGTTTGGCGTGAGATGGCGATGAAATCACTGCGCCTGAGATCTCAGCCTGATCGTCCGTGGCAAATGCCGCGCATCGATGATGCGGATATTTTCGCGCTCCAGGCTGTTGCCAACGGAGCCGCCAGCATAGCGCAGCAGCAGCGCGCCTACGAATACGTGGTACGCACCCTGTGCGAGACTGACCGCATGACGTTCTGGCCGGGTGGTGAGGACGGAAGGCGTGCGACCGATTTCGCCGAAGGCAAACGTTGGGTCGGTGTGCAGCTGCAGCGCATCGAGAAGATGCGTCCGGATCACCGGAACGAGTCGAGCGACAAGCTCTGAGGGCATCATGCAGTATTCCCCCTATCATCCGTCACGCAGGTATACTTCGCTCCTGTTCGATCCCCTGAGCACGACCGCGGCGGCGCTCGCTACGCTCGGTGGCGGCAGTGCAGCGACCGGTGGCGCGATGGCTCTGACCGGTATTGGTGCCGGCATTTCGGCGGCGAACGCCATCGCGGGCGGCAACTATGCTGCACAGGCCGGTCGCATGAAGCAGGCCGAAGCCAACTTCGAGGCCGACCAGGACGTCGCCAATGCTGCTGGCGAAACTGCTGCCGCTCAACGTCAGGCGATCGACGTCAACCAGCGGGCCGAGCTGCTACGCTCCTCCGCGGTCGCCGGAGCGGCTGCCAACGGCGTCAACGCCGGCATGGGCAGCGCCCTTACCAATGAGGCACAGATCGCGGCTCGCGGCCGCTACCAGGCCGACATGGATTTATGGTCGGGCCAGAACCAGGCCAGCGGCTTGATGAACCGGGCCGCCGGCAAACGATACACAGGCGAACTGGACCTGCTCGGCGGCGAGGAGATGCAGCGCTCATCCACGCTCAACGCGCTGTCAACCATTGCGGGAGGCGGCGCGTCGTTGATGCGGATGTACGGGGGCAAGGGCCTGTTCTGATCCAGCGCACAAATTCAAACAAGCGCAGAACCGCAACGTTCGTTCAAGCAAGTGAGCCGGAACCATGTCCGCAATGCCCGCGCCCGAAGAGCTCGGCGGCCTGCTGCACCTGCCGGGCTCGCGCCCAATCGGCAGCTATGACGTGTCGCCTTATGCACAAGGTGCCCAGCAAATCGCTGACGCCGGCATGCGACTAGGCCAGGGGATAGAAGAGGTCGGAAAGGCGGCCTACAAGGTCAGTCAGCGGCAGGCTATGACGGAGGCCGTCAATGCCAACGCCTTCATCCACGGCCGGCTGATCGAGGCGCGCTCGCGCTACCAGAACGACACCGATTACGCGACGCTTCCGCAACGTTGGAGCGAGGAAGCCGGCAGGATCGTCGAGGATGGACTTTCCCAGATTTCAAACGAAGGTCTGCGGGGACATGTGCGCAGCAATCTCGCCGTTCCACTCGCTCAGGAAAGTGCTGCGATCGAGAAGCAAGCGTTCCGCGGCGCCGCCGATGCCCATGCGGCGAGCCGCGCTAAATACCTGCACAATCTGGTGCAGCACATCACCCTCAACCCGGACGACAGCCTGATCGCCGGCGGCGTCGATTCCCTGCATTCCGCAATCGACGACGCCGTCTCACGGGGATTTCTCACCCCGGAGCAGGCCTTGGAGGAGAAGCGACGCGACGCGCTCGAACTTTGCGTCGGACAATATGACCGTATGAGCCGCGTCGACCCCGAGCGGGCCATCCGGGAGCTTCGGGCATCAGAGAGCGGCCACCCGCTGCTTGCTCAACTTCCGCAGCAGTTGAAGGACCAGCTGATCCGGCAGGCGCAACAACAGCAGGAAAACATCCTCAAGGACGCGGAGCATGCTGCGCTACGCCGCCAGCAGGATGTCTTGCGGGCATCCGATCGGGCCGAGAGCGAGATCGTCACGAATTTGATGGGCGAGAAACCAACGCGCACGAGAGCTGACATTTCCGGCGACCAAAGACTTACGCAAGCGGCCAAGACCTATATGCTCGCCCTTGAGGATCGTACTGCAAATTCGGATCCCGACGCCACGACGTCCGCCACGGCGGCCCGCCGGTTGCTCGATCGCATTCGCCTGCCGGACAGTGACTCGAACAGGATCGCCACTCTGGATCCGATCTATGATGCCTACATCAACAGAAGTATCGGCAAAGACGATTTCAATTTTATTCGCAGGGAATTTTCCGCGAAACAGACGCCCGAGGGCGACCTGCTGCTGGCTCACAAACAGGCGTTTCTCAAAGGCATTGCGCGGGCGATCGACCGATCCGACCCGCTGATTGGCGAGATCGATCAGCTCGGCAGGTCGAAAATGTATCTCCTGGAGCGGGATATCGACCGAAAAATCGATCAATACCGCAAGGACGGCAAGGATCCCTTCGATCTATTCGAGCGATCGAAGCCCGATTACATCGGAAAGCCGGAATCGCTTGAGCGCTACCGCGCCACGTTGCCGGAAACTTTGGAAGAGCGTGCCCGCGAAATTCGCCCGCCGGCCGACGGGACCATACCGCCTCAATCCGTCCAGCAACGCCTGCGTGGCGAAACGCCTTCAGACTATCTCAAGCGCATCAATAGAGCCTTACCCGACGCCAAAATACGTGTTCCGATCTCAAGGTGACTAATCATGCCGACCAGAATCGAACTATTGAAGCAGGGCGGCTTTTCCGATGACGAGATTGGCGACTGGGCACGTACCGAACGGCAACGAATGCAGGCGGCGGGATTTACCGACAGCGAAATCGACGATGAATTCGGCATCACCCGGCCACCCAAGGAAATTCCATCCACCTTTATCGAACGCCTGAAGCAGGGAAATTGGTTCTATCGCATTCTCGGCACATCGGCAGATT